ATCTCAGATGATGCGGACGCAGCTACTGATTCTTTCGATCCACTTTTGACTCAAGTTATTTCCTTGGGTATGGTTCCTGAATGGTTAATCCCTTGTTGGCTCAGGACTTTGAGAGGTGAGATTCATTACCCGAAACTCGGTGATGAATTTACCACTTCCCAGAGGACTTCCCAACTTATGGGGGATCGACGCTCTTTCGTCCTTCTTAACATTGTACATTACGCAGCGAAGATGGCATTCCTTGCAGAGCATGGAGTTCCAAAGTACCTGCGAACATTCTTTGTTAATGGGGACGACGGGGTTATTCTATTGCCTCAATCTCTTATTGAACCGTACTTCTCTTTTATGACGAATTTATGGGGGATGAATCGATTGAAAACTTATATCCATTCGGATATATTTTCTTTTAATTCTACCCTATTCACTTGTCAGAGAGGAGTCGTCAGGAGGTTACCAATCATTCGCTGGAGTCTAATCGCAGGGACCGATAAATACGGCAACTACGGTAAGAATCCTACAGTCTGGAATTACATCAGAGATGAAATTCTCGACTGGTTTCCAAGTTTTGAAGAACCCTTACTCGGGTACTTCATTTCTTCCAAACACTGGAGAAAAACTCTCCAATATTTGGATAAACGAGGAAATGGGAATAATTGGTTTCTCCCGAAATCAGTGGGAGGTTACGGCCTTAGAAATTCAAAGAACGTCAGATTAACTCCTAGGCAGCAAGCGGGAGTTGACTTAGTTATGCGTTCAATTGGTAAAGAATCAAATCTATCAATTCGAACGCGTGAAGTCAGAATTAAAGAGAAGAAGAATAAAGATTTTATTCGACCTTTTTCCTCGATTCGATTTCACAATAAGTATGTCAGCTTCCACAAGACTAAGCAACGGAGTCTGGACACTTGCACGAAAGTTCCGTGCATTGGGACAAAACTGCTTGTTGGCAGTCTTCCAAACTTTTTCGTTACTCCTAGGGAGTTTCCCCAACAGTTGTGGGACTTAAAGGAAACTTCGAACACTATTCCTTGGTTAGTGTCGCTCTGCGACCCTTCCTTTTGAGTAGTTACCGAAAGGTATTGCGTAAGCTATCAACGAAGCGAGTATCGTTGACTATGAGTAATGGAACCAAGACTGCCAAGTCGAAATCCGCCAAATCAGCAGACAGACTTATCGAACGAGCGATGGATGATATCACTGATATCAGGCATCATTTGCTCAGTAAACCTGCTGCTGAATACTATAATTCTCTGCTGGATCCTCGTCAGTCGCGTAAAGCTAAGGTGCCGACCGCCATTGGTGGTCGACCCGGCCTTACAAAGCCCGAGAGATTTCGTGCAGAGGTGGTGGTGACCGTTGGAACAAACGGGGTTGGATTCGTCGGTTTCGAACCTGACGAATTTATGGACCAAAGCGGCGCCGTAAGAACCCGTACTGGACCTTACAGTGACAGAGTCATTGGAATTTACAGTACAGTTACTTATGCCGGCGCCTCCACCGATGCGCTCTCGAGTATCTCGAGCGCCACCGTTGGAGTCTCCAAAATTAATTGGAGTTATAGTCCTTTTGCCACGTCTTCCACTGGTTACCCAGCCAACATGCAGTACAGATGTGTATCTTGTGCTGCATATATCAAACCTAATGATCCGAGATTGTCTCAGGGAGGGAGGTATTACATGTATGAGGCACCTAGTCATATTCAGAGTAATCTGAACTTTGACCAGGTGTCTGCCTTGAACAGAACTCGTCGCGTGACGGGTACTGATAAAGGTATGACGAACGTTCTCAATTGGCACCCCACTACGATTGAAAGTCCTAGTGGTGCGTCGATTAAGTCGTTTGACTTCAAAGCAGAGAATGCTTCCTCTACAGC